AAACGATCAACACACTCAATGAAAGAATTAGCAAATAATTCAGATGTAATATTTGTCTGTGTACCAACACCAATGTTTGAGTCTGGTGAATGCGATCTTTCAATTGTTAAGGCAGTTGTAGAAGAATTAGCTCAGTATGAATGTATGAAGCAGAAAGTAATTGTTATTAAATCAACTGTAGTACCAGGAACTACTGAAAATTTAGCTGCTAACTTTCCAGAATTAAATTTCGTCTTTAATCCTGAGTTCTTAACAGAGAGAAAAGCAAGATTAGACTTTATTAATACGTCTAGAATTGTATTGGGTAGTAACAATCCACATGCAAACAATATTGTTGAAAAACTGTATAGGCTGAGATTTCCATATACGAAAATAATTAAGACGAATTTTGGAACAGCACAACTAATAAAATATATGGCAAATTGTTTCTTTGCAACAAAGGTATCTTTTATGAACGAAATGTATCAGGTTTGTGAAGCTATTGACGGTGACTGGGATGCAGCACTGGAAGGATTTATAACAGATGGGCGGATTGGGAATTCTCATATTGATGTTCCTGGGCATGACGGTGATTTTGGTTTTGGAGGCAAATGTTTCCCCAAAGATTTAAACGCAATGATCAAGAGGGCTGAAGCGCTAGGAGTATCACCAGATGTGATGAAAGGTGCTTGGGAGAAAAATAAACAAGTCAGAAAAGATTTAGATTGGTATGACATCCCAGGCGCAGTCTCGGTTTCAAAAAAAGATTAGGATGGATATATATATCACTGACTCAAACCAGACTGCAAATCTGCCGGTGGGCCAGGTGTAAGACCAGTTGGTGTGTTTATTAAAAAGAAGTGAGGCGAAAATGAATATTTTAATAACAGGTGTCGCAGGATTAATGGGTTCAAGGTTGGCTGACTGGATTTTAGAAAATACTAGTCACCAAGTAATTGGAATTGACAATATGTCTGGAGGTTACATAGAAAATGTAGATAAAAGAGTATTACTTTATGAGAGCGACTTAGACTTTGACGAAATCGATGAAATATTTAAAAAGTTTGACATTGATATTGTCTATCATATGGCAGCTTATGCTGCAGAAGGTTTAAGTCCATTTATACGTAAATTTAACTACAGAAATAATTTATTAGCCACTGCAAACATTATCAACAACTGTATCAAGTACAATGTTGAGCGTTTAGTTTTTACATCAACAATGGCTGTCTACGGTTACGGAGACAACCAGCCTCCTTTTGCTGAAAGCATGCTGCCCGCACCTATTGATCCTTATGGTATTGCAAAATATGCTTGTGAGATGGATATAAAGGTTGCTGGTGAGCAGCACGGTTTAGATTGGTGTATAATTCGACCCCACAATGTTTATGGTGTTAAACAAAACATATGGGATAAATACAGGAATGTTTTAGGTATATGGATGTATCAACATATGAACGGCATGCCTTTAACTGTCTTTGGAGATGGTGAACAAAAAAGAGCATTTAGTTTTGTTGACGATTGTGTCGAGCCGCTATGGAAAGCAGGAGTTGAAGAAAGAGCATCAAAGCAAATAATAAATCTAGGGGGCATAAAGGAGTATTCTATTAACGAAGCTTCAGATATCTTAGTAAGCGTTATGGGTGGTGGTAAGAAAGTTTACTTAGAACCACGCCATGAAGTTAAATTTGCTTTCGCAACACATCAAAAATCAATCGACTTATTAGATTATAAGGAAACAGTTAGTTTAGAAGAAGGGTTGAAGCAAATGTGGGAATGGGCTCAGGCCCAACCAAATAGAAAAAGAATTGCTTGGGAAAGTTATGAAATTGAAAAAGGTATTTATTCGTACTGGAAATAGAAATTCATTGTGGATATAAGTTATGATAAAAAGATGGCCCGGTGTTAAAATAGGAATAGTTGCAGGAAATTTTGACGTTATACACCCAGGTTACGTAAAATTATTTGAAGAC